AAAATTCTGTACCTGAAACAATATTAAAAATTATTAAGTTTAAAATACCTAAACAAGATGATATATGGATAGATTTTAGACATCAAATACCTAGAATAGATCACGCAGAATTAGATTGGTCATCTGTAAAAGGTAAAATTGTATTCATAGGTGCTACGTTTTCAGGTTCAACATATGTATTAACACCTGATGGTCTAAAAAATCCACACGATATAATGGCAATGTCAACTGAAACTTTATTATCAGGTAAGTATATTCAAAGACCTGATTGGTTGCCTAAATTAGAATGGATAGGATTTATATTAGGTCTACTTGCATTTGTATTGATTATACCTAGAGTAGGTTTACTATGGTCAGCAGTATTACTATTTGGTGCATATGCTGATATTGCTTTAGGTTCTGCTTATCTATGGCATAGTAAAATGATAATTACAGACTGGTCTTATATTGCAATTGCAATGACTATTGTATGGACACATTTAATATATAATAACTTTGCAAGAGAGAATAGATTAAAGTTACAAATTAAAAAACAATTTGAACATTACCTAGAACCTAAAATGGTTAAGAAACTACAACAGAATCCTGACTTACTAAAATTAGGTGGTGAAACAAAAGAACTAACATTTTTATTTTGTGATATAAGAGGATTTACACCATTGTCAGAAAAGTATCAAAAGAATCCTGCAGAATTAACAAAAGTAATTAATAGATTTTTAACACCTATGACAGAAATAATTATGAGAAATGGCGGAACAATTGATAAATATATGGGTGATTGTATAATGGCATTTTGGAATGCGCCTATTGACACACCAAAACACAAAGAGTTAGCAATAACTTCAGCACTTGAAATGATGGATAAATTAGATTATTTAAATAATATGAATGGTTTTGGAGATCAAAATAAAATAAATATAGGTATCGGAATCAATACAGGAAAATGTATTGTCGGTAATATGGGTAGTAAACAAAGATTTGACTATTCAGTTATAGGTGATCCTGTAAACTTGGCAAGTAGATTAGAGGGAGTTTCTAAAAACTATGACGCCACATTGGTAGTGGGAGAAGATACCTACCGTGATATATCTACATTATATAACTTTAAACTTTTAGACGAGGTACAAGTAAAAGGTAAATCTAATAAAGTTTCAATATACACAATAGAGAGAGAAAATGGACTACGGAACAATAAATCTAATATTAATCACAGGACTTCTAATTTGGTATAACATATCAATATATAATTGGATAGAACGAGAATTTTAATGCCAGATACAGACATAAGAGTACAACTCGAATCACTTACAAAAGATATAGAAAATATTAATAATATTCAAGGTCGTTTAGATACTGCCATTGATAAATTAACAGATGTATCAACGTCTATTAAATCAATGTTAGCAGTACACGAAGAAAAAATACAAAGACAAGAACAAATAGACGATATTATATTTAAGAAATTAAAAGATAGAGATAGAGAAGTTGACGAAGTTTTTAGAGACCTACAAAGAGAAATGGATCAAGTGGAGAAACGATTATTAAACGAGATTAGGTCTTTACGTAATGATTTAACTGGTAGAGTAGGAGTCCTAGAAAAGTATAGATGGATTATACTAGGTGGATTCATTGCTGTAGGGTGGATATTATCTAAAAACTTCAAATTTATAATGCAAATGATGTCTGGAACAGGTATTTAACTTTTTATCTGTAGGAAAATTCGGCGACAATTTTTTGACTGAAAAAGTCGGTCATATTACGCTTGACTTTTTTAGTGAAATGTAGTATATTTAATACTGCTATGTCAAGTTATATTGATCTAAAATTTATTAATGATGTTTCAAGTAGATTAAGTCAGTTTAAAAAGAAAACTGATTACTTATTCAACTTCAGATGTCCTCATTGTGGAGATTCACAAAAGTCCAAAACAAAGGCGAGAGCATATCTTTATCGTGTAAAAAATGATATGTTTTTTAAATGTCATAATTGTGGACTAGGGCAAAACTTTGCCAACTTTTTAAAATTTGTAGACCCTAAATTATATTCTGAATATGTTTTAGAGAGATACAAAGGATCGGCACCTGCGACACCGACACCAAAGTTTGATTTTAAACCAGTCAAGTTTAAAGATCAAACAATACTAGATGATCTAAAATCTATTTCTGATTTGTCTGAAGATCATCCTGCTAGATTATATTGTATAAAACGAAAGATACCTAAAAAGTATTTTGATATTCTATATCTATGTAATAAGTTTATGACTTTAGTTAACAAAGTAAAACCAAAAACTTACAAAGTTATTAAAGATCATCCTAGACTTATCATACCGTTTTTTGATACAACAGGAAAGTTGTTTGCTTTTCAAGGTCGTGCTTTCGGTAAAGAACAACCAAAGTATCTAACAATTAAACTAGATGAAAACAAACAAAAAATTTACGGTCTGGAACGAGTTAACTTTACAAAAGAGGTTAGAATCGTTGAAGGCCCGATTGATAGTTTATTTATTGATAATTGTCTTGCTGCCGCTGGCGCTGATTTATTTTTAAAAAATAAAATATCTAATGAAAAAGTTTTATACATATTTGATAACGAACCTCGGAATAAAGAGATCGTTGATAGAATGTATAAAGTGATTGAAAATAATTTTAACATTGTTATATGGCCAGATGATATACAACTTAAAGATGTAAACGATATGATTATCAATGGCACAAGTCCTAGTGAAATTGAAAATATTATAAGTAAGAACACATACAGCAAATTATCGGCATTAACAAAATTAACTCATTGGAAAAAGGTTTAAATGGTACAAGAAATTATTAACGTAGTGAAACGAGGCATCCGAGGAAAAGAACCTTTAAACATTGAAAAGATACACGATATGGTAGAGTATGCTGTTGAAGATATATCAGGTGTATCATCTTCACAAGTTGAAATGCAAAGTGGTCTACAATTTTATGATGGAATGTCCACAGATGAAATACAACAAATTTTAATTAAGTCTGCCGCTGATTTAATCTCTTTAGAAAATCCTAACTATCAATACGTTGCTGCTAGACTATTACTTTATAGTTTAAGAAAACAAGTTATAGATAAACTTTGGGATCACCCACACATATACGAACATACTAAAAAATGTATTGAGAAAGGTGTATATGATCCTTCTATATTAGAATCATATGAGAAAAAAGATTTTGATAGAATGGAGAACTGGATTAATCACAATAGAGATTATGATTTTACTTACGCAGGATTAAGACAAGTCATTGACAAATATCTAGTACAAGATAGATCAAGTGGTGAAGTTTTTGAAACACCACAATTTATGTATATGATGATTTCTGCTACACTATTTGCTAAGTATCCTAAAAATAAAAGAATGTCATATGTTAAAAAATACTATGACGCAATATCTCAATTTAAAATAAACATACCAACACCAGTAATGGCAGGTGTAAGAACACCTATTAAACAATATGCAAGTTGTGTATTAGTTGATGTTGACGATACTTTACCAAGTATCTTTTCAAGTGATATGGCAATTGGTAGATATGTTGCTCAAAGGGCAGGTATCGGTATCAATGCAGGTAGAATAAGAGGTATCAATAGTAGAATAAGAGGTGGTGAAGTACAACACACAGGTGTTATTCCGTTTCTTAAAAAGTTTGAGTCAACCGTTAAATGTTGTACACAAAACGGTGTAAGAGGTGGTTCTGCTACCGTACACTTTCCTATATGGCACCAAGAAATAGAAGACATTATAGTTTTAAAAAACAATAAAGGTACTGAAGATAATAGAGTTAGAAAATTAGATTACTCTATACAACTATCTAAATTATTTTATGAAAGATTTATTAATGAAGAAGATATAACTTTATTTTCACCACACGAAGTACCTGAATTATATCAAGCGTGGGGTACACCACAATTTGATGAACTATACGAAAAGGCAGAAAGAAAATTATCTGTAACTAAAAAGAAAGTATCAGCACAAGATTTATTTTTTGACATATTAAAAGAAAGAGCAGAAACAGGTCGTATATACATTATGAATATAGATCATTGTAATGACCACTCATCTTTTAAAGATAGAATAACTATGTCAAACTTATGCCAAGAAATTACCCTCCCTACTGATCCCATACAACACATTGATAAAGAAGGTGAAATAGCACTATGTATTTTATCTGCTATCAATGTGGGATTAATAAACAAAAGAGAAGAATTAGAACCTTTATGTGATTTAGCAGTTAGGGCGTTAGATGAAATTATAGATCATCAAAAGTATCCTATAAATGCTGCTGAAATATCTACAAAGGCAAGAAGAAGTTTAGGTATAGGTTATATCGGACTTGCACATTATCTTGCTAAAAAAGGTTATAGATACGACCAGAAAATGGCGTGGAGACAAGTTGATAAACTTACCGAGGCATTTCAGTATTATCTATTAAAAGCAAGTAAAGAAGTTGCACAAGAAAAAGGCAAGTGTGATTACTTTGACAAAACAAAATATTCCGATGGTGTTCTTCCCATAGACACTTACAAGAAAGAGGTGGATGAGATTGTAAATCGTAATCTAACTTATGATTGGGAGTGGTTAAGGAAAGAAATTAAAGAACACGGCCTACGACATAGCACACTCACGGCCCAAATGCCATCAGAATCCTCTAGTGTGGTATCAAATGCTACAAACGGCATTGAACCACCTAGAGATTATTTAAGTGTTAAGAAAAGTAAAAAAGGTCCTTTGAAACAAATAGTACCTGATTATAAAAGATTAAAAAATAATTATAGTTTGTTATGGGATATGAAAGAGAACGAAGGATATATAAATATCGTTGCTGTAATGCAAAAGTATTTTGACCAAGCGATAAGTGGTAATTGGTCATACAATCCTGAAAATTATGAAGACAATCAAGTGCCTGTATCAGTAATGGCACAAGATTTATTGACAACTTATAAATTAGGTTGGAAGACTTCTTATTATCAAAATACTTATGACGCTAAAAAAGATATTGACGAACCAGTACACGGAATTGGTTGGATAGATGAAACAAAAGAACCAGAACAGAAAGAGGAAGACGAGAATTGTGACTCGTGTACAATATAAATGAAATCAGTATTTAACAAAGATAAAAATTTAGACGCAACAAAACAATCAATGTTTTTTGGTCCTGATCTTGCAGTACAAAGATATGATACTATGAAGTATCCTATTTTTGATAAGTTAACTCAACAACAATTAGGATATTTTTGGAGACCTGAAGAAGTATCTTTACAAAAAGATAGAAACGATTACCTAGAATTAAGAGAAGAACAAAAGTTTATCTTCACATCAAACTTAAAGTATCAAACTATGTTAGATAGTGTACAAGGTAGAGGACCTTGTCTAGCATTTTTACCTTTTGTATCTTTACCAGAATTAGAAAGTGCTATTATAACTTGGGACTTTATGGAAACAATTCATAGTAGAAGTTATACATACATTATTAAAAACTTATACTCACAACCAGGTGATGTATTTGATACTATTATAGAAGATGAAAAAATTGAAAAGAGAAGTAAGTCAGTAACTAAAACTTATGATGAACTTATTGAATTAGGATATAAATGGGCAACAGATAAAAAAGTTGATCTATATGAACTAAAGAAAAAATTATATCTTGCAATGGTAACGGTAAATATATTAGAAGGTTTAAGATTCTACGTATCATTTGCTTGTTCATTTGCATTTGGTGAATTAAAAAAACTAGAAGGTTCTGCTAAGATTATATCATTTATTGCTAGAGATGAAAGTCAACACCTTGCAATGTCGCAAAGAATAATTAACAACTGGAAAGATTTTGAAAACGACAAAGATTTTCATAAGATTATAAAAGAAACTGAAAAAGATGTTTATAGAATGTATGATGAGGCAGTACAAGAGGAGAAGCGTTGGGCAACTTACTTGTTCTCTAAAGGTTCTATGATAGGTTTATCAGAAAAACTATTACATAAATTTGTAGAATATACAGCAAATAGAAGAATGAGAGCAATACAATTAACACCTACTTACGACCAAAAAACTAATCCTTTACCTTGGACAGATCATTGGTTAAATAGTAAGGGTACACAAAACGCACCACAAGAAACAGAAATAGAAAGTTATGTAATAGGTGGCATAAAACAAGACGTTAAGAAAGATCAATTTAAAAAATTTAAATTATAAGGAGTTTATATTATGAAAAGTAATAAGATTTTAATAGTAGGTGGTGGAAGTGCAGGTTGGATGACGGCCGCAACTTTGATTAAGGCATTTCCTGATAGAGATATAACCGTTTTAGAATCACCTAACTATCCTACGGTAGGTGTAGGTGAAAGTACAATAGGTAAAGTTAAACAATGGACAAAGTTTTTAGAAATAGACGATAAAGAATTTTTAAAACATACAGACGGTATTATAAAATATAGTATTGGTTTTACAAACTTTAATGGTGTAGATAAAGGTGGTCCTAATCAGGCACAATTTCATTATCCTTTTGGCGAAGTTGTAACTAAAGGTACATTAACAAATTATAATGATTGGTGGATGAAAAAGGCATACAAACCTGAAACACCAGTTTCAGATTATGCAAATTGTTTTGCTCCTGTTATGACATTAGTAAATCAAAATAAAGGTGCAATGGAATTTATGGGTTTTGAAACTGCTAAAGATTCTGCATATCATTTTGACGCTACTAAATTTGGATTATGGTTGAAAGATCATTATTGTTTACCTAGAGGTGTTAAACATATATTAGAAGATGTAAAAACTATTGAACAAGATGAAGACGGTATTGTATCTTTAAATAAAAAACATAAGGCAGATTTATATGTTGATTGTACAGGTTTTAAATCTATGTTATTAGGTGACGCATTGAAAGTACCGTTTCAACCTATTAAAAATTTACCTAATAATAAGGCGTGGGCAACTAGAATACCTTATAGAGATAGAGAAAAAGAATTAAGACCATTTACTAATTGCACAGCATTAGAAAACGGTTGGTCGTGGAACATACCTCTATGGAGTAGAATGGGAACTGGTTATGTTCATAGTGATAAATTTGTAGATAAAGAAACTGCTTTAAAAGAATTTAAAACTCATTTAAAAAATACTTGGGGTGGTAATGTAGAAAATTTAGAATACAGATATATTAATATGAGAACTGGTATACACGAAAGATTATTTGAAAAAAATGTTGTTGCAATAGGTTTATCTGCTGGGTTTATTGAACCATTAGAAAGTAATGGTTTATTTTCAGTACACGAATTTTTGATAGAACTTGTAAGAAATTTAAGAAGAGGTGAAATTACACAATGGGATAGAGATAATCATACCTTTGCTTGTAAAGCAATTTATTCTGGTTTTGAAGAATTTGTAGGATTACATTATGCTATGTCAACAAGAAATGATACGCCATACTGGAAAGCAAATAATAATAAAGTATGGGAAGATAGTTTAAGAGATATGAATCCTAAAATGTTTCTTGGATACTTACAGGCAGCATTGCAAAGAGCAAAGTATTATGAATTTCCTGTTGACCCAATTGAAAAAAAAGGTAATAGTGGTTTACACTTTATAGCAGCTGGTTGCAATTGGGCACCAGATGATTTACCTAATTCAGTATATCGTGCTCATAAGAGTATAAAAGAAATAGCGGAAATTATGAAACCATATATAGCAAGATTAGAAGATCAAAAAAACGCTTGGATAAGTGAAGCGTCAAAACTTCCTAGTTACGAAGAATTTATAAAGACAAACTACTATGATTAAGACAAACAAACATTGTTCCAATTGCAACACTAAATATAGCGTAAGTTGGGACGAAGATAAAAACGACATAGAACCTTGGACTTGTCCTTTCTGTGGATATGAAGTAGAAGATGAGGAAGATAGTGAACACGAAATACCAGAAGAGGCAGACCACGATAGTTGGAATTGATTATAGTTTGACCAGTCCTTGTGTCTGTGTCAATGATGGAGAGAATATTATGTTTTATTATTTAACAAAGAAAAAGAAACACCTAGGCAAAATTGCTGATAATATTATAGGTGAAGAACATAAAGAATACAATACACCAATAGAAAGATTTTCTAATATCTCTAGTTGGGTCGTATCTAAATTACCAAAATCAATCAAAGTTTTTATAGAAGGATATTCCTTCGGTTCAAAAGGTCAAGCACTATTTCAAATTGCTGAAAATTGTGGTATATTAAAATATAGATTACAAGAATTAAATATACCTTACGATACTATTGTACCTAGTGTTGTTAAAAAAGGTGCAACAGGTAAAGGTAATGCTGATAAGGATATGATGTACGAAGCATTTTATAAAGAAACTAATATTGATTTGAAAAAATTATTTGATACTGATAAAGTAGGCAACCCTATATCAGATATTGCAGATAGTTATTTTATACAAAAGGTAGGTTATGAAAATAGCAATAGTAACTAGTCTTAATAGAAAACTATACGATTATTACGCACATAGATTTTACAAGACATATAATTGGCCGTTTGATTGTTATATTTACCACGAAGGTTGGATACCTGAAATTGATCCAATGAGAAATATCTTCCATAGAGATATACACGACACAAATCCTACCCTTAAAAAATTTGCAGAAAGAAACGAAAATAGAAATCAGTTTAGTACAATAAGAGGTACTGATAATAGTCAGATAGTATATGGTTTAGATTTTATTAAAGACGCAATAAGATTTAGTTATAAAGTATATGCAAAGACACACTTAATGCTAGAAGGTAATTATGATTATGTATTTTGGATAGACGCAGATGTAGTATTTAAAAGAATGATGACCGAAGAAATAATATTGAGAGATATACTACCTGAAGATAAAACTATTTGTTACCTAGATAGACCTGCCCCACCATTTTATCCTGAATGTGGATTTGTAGGTTATAATCTAACTAATAAACATACACAAAGATTTGTACAAGAATTAAGAAACACATACGAACAAGATTTACTTTTCAATGAAAAACAATGGCACGATTCATATGTTTGGAATGAAGTAAGAAAAAGAACTTTGAATGGTCAACCTCAAATGGATTTGACAGGTAGAAGAAAAGATGGTCACGTGTGGCCAGAATCAATAATCGCACCTTACACGGCGCATTTAAAAGGTAAAAGAAAAAAAGATGCTGGTGTTGATGAACGAGATAAACAAGTTAATGAAGGAGATTATAATGACTAATTTGTATTTAGGTGGAGAAGATTTACCTGATGATTATACAGACGAGAATGGTGCTCAGTATAATATAGAAAATAAAGAAGATGTAGATAGAGATACACACGACCACGATATGACTTATGAAAATGAAGGCAAAAGAGATTTAAGTCCTATGGTTAGAATATCAGTTGCTGAATATGATAAATTAAGAGATCAAACTAAATATATTACAGACCCTACTTTAATAGGATACATAGATAAGATGGAGTTTTTCTTAAAAGAAATAAGAAAACATATTGTTAGGAAATATTAATGGCATACGAATACGATTCAAACTCAAAACCTAAAATGACTAAAGAAGAATCTGATAGATTGATGAAAGAGTTTTTAGAAAGAGGTGGTAAAGTAGAGAAATGTGAACCAGGTTATCCTTTAAATGTAGGTAGTTTAGATAAAAGTAAAAAACCTGCTTGGACTAGACAAGAAGTAAAAGAGGGTAGAGCAAAAGGTAATGCACCTATGCCAGACTTAAGCACATATAAACCAGGATCGTACCACGATTATGATGTAGGGGGAGATAAACCACCACGTTGGGAATATCAACCTAAAAATAAGATGGCAGGTAAATAATGATTAGAGTTTTTATAGGATATGATGATAATGAAAAAGTAGCATTTAGTGTATTGAGTCATAGTTTACTTAAACACTCAACACAACCTATTGCTATTACACCAATAAGATTACAAAATATAAAAGATGTATTTGTAAGAGAAAGATTAAAGATACAATCAACAGAATTTGCTTTTAGTAGATTTCTTGTACCTTATCTATGTAACTATTCAGGACACGCAATCTTTATGGATTGTGATATGTTATCTAGGTCAGATATATCAGCATTATGGAGACAAAGAACTACGAAGTATGCTGTTCAATGTGTACAACACGATTATACTCCTACTAGTACGGTAAAGTTTTTAAATCAACCACAAACACCTTACCCTAAAAAGAATTGGTCTAGTATGATGATATTTAATAATGCTAAATGCACAGCACTTACACCAGATTATGTTAATAGTGCCTCAGGATTAGAACTACATCAATTCAAATGGTTAGAGAATGAAGATTTAGTAGGTAAGGTTGACGAAGAATGGAACTGGTTAGTAGGTGAGTATGAACATAATCCACACGCAAAATTAGTACACTATACCGAAGGTGGACCATACTTTAAGAACTACAAACATTGTGATTATTCCGAAGAATGGTTTGACACATTTAAAGAAACAACAAGAACGGATATGTAATGGATAATTTATACGAGATATATTTGGAACAAGCAAAGTTAATGCACAAGGATCCAAAAGTATGGAAAGGGCATATGATAAAAAGATATATGCCACAGATAAAAGAAATAATAGAAAAACATAATGTAGATACAATACTAGACTATGGTTGTGGTAAGGCACAACATCATCCAGATGGTTGGAATAGTTATAAGTATGACCCAGCAGTACCTCAATTTGAAAAGAAACCAGAGGCAGGTCGTAAGTTTGATTTAGTAATTTGCATAGATGTATTAGAACATATACCAGAGGCAGATTTACCTAGAATAATAAAAGAGATATTTGATTATTCAGGCAAGTATGTATTTGCTACTGCCGCTGTTAAAGAGGCAGGTAAAACATTACCTAATGGTATGAACGCTCACGCAACGGTACAACCTGAAGAATGGTGGAGAGAATTATTTAAACCATATGAAGGTAGATTTACTTTAGATTTTACAACTAAAAAACCTACGAAGAAAAAGAGATATTAATGAAGACTATTGCCGTCTATGCTAATACCTGTGCTTTAGGTTCATATAAAGAATTATGGCCAAAAGCATTTTATCAAGGTCTACAACATCATCAATCAGATTGGCACTCAACATATGTAACTAATAGAAAACTTAATGACTCTGAATATGCCTGGTGTTTTGCATATCAAGTTAAAGGTGATATTAAACAAAGTGATACAAGTCATAGAAGACAAATCATAGACAAATACGAACCTACTGGTAAGATATTCTTTTTAGATTCAGATGTATTAATATCATATGATGGATTTGAATTAGATAAACCTAGAATAAAAGCAATGACATTAGCAAATAAAAGATGGACAAGACAACCTTATTCAAGTATATACGCTAATAAAGGTGCAACATATTTTGAAAAAGAATTTATAGAAGGTGCAATGAATCGTTGGGATGAGATTAAACATCATAAGAACATAGAAGTTAAACCTTATAACGGTAAAGGTGAACATATATTAATTACTTGCAATAGAGGAACTGAAGGTTACTCAGCAGAAAAGAAAAATGCAACAGAATATGCTATAGAAACAATAGAAGAAATAAGACAATATTCAAAACGACCTATCATAGTTAGATTTCATAGAGCATTATCAGGCACACAACAAAAAGATTTTGATAGATTAACTAATTATATAGGAGATAGAAAAGACATAACAATTCAATCAAAAGCAAACAATAATTATCCAGATATTGTACCTGTGATAAAGAATGCTTATGCTGTATGTACTTGGTCATCATCTTCAGCGACACCAGCAATATGTGAAGGTAAACCATTGTACGTAAAATCTAAAAATTGTTTCTTTTATGATATGAATAGTGGTGATATAAAAGATATTGAAGAACCTAATATAAAGGACAAAAGAGATAAGTGGTTTGCTAATTATGCTGCTACACATTATAATTTAAAAGATTTAAATACTGGATACTATTTTGGTAAAGTTAAAAATTTGATATGATATGGTTATTTGCGTTGATAGAGTTAGAAAAAAAACAGATAAATTTTTAGATACAATTTATAAATCAAATCCTAAAAATGAATATGTTAAAAGTGATACAATAGATGTATCAGTTAAGACACCTCGTGTTGTTAGAGGTATTACTCGTATAGATTTAATTAAACAATTTTTAGATAACAATATAGATTTTTATTATATTGATACAGGATATATGGGTTGTTATCCTAAAAAACTTTGGCATAGATTTACAAAGAATAATTTTCAAACATTAGATCATCTAAACTACAAACAATTAGATTTCTTAACAGACATAAATTTATTGAAAAAAAGATTTCGTAAAATTATGATGGTTGATTATGATAGTTATAAACCTAAAAGACCAGTAGAAGGTGATAGTATATTAATAATACCACCATCAGCAAAAGTATTAAGATGTTTGACCGTAATGAAACATACAGATTTCACACAGGAACAATACATTGATTATATAACTAAAGAGATTAGAAAATATACTGATAAGAGAATTGTTGTTAGACAGAAACCTAATAGAGATGAAAGAACTAGATCAGGTCAGAATTTAAAAGATCAATTAAAAAGAGATAAAGTACATTGCCTTGTAGCATTTAATAGTATCGCTGCTTTTGAGGCAATACAAGAAGGTTACCCAGCAATAACATTAGGACCAAATGCTGCTAGTTTTTTATCAGAAAAAGAATTAAAGAATGTAGATAAACCTTATTTTGCAGATGATGATAAGATAAGAGAACATAGTTTATATCTTTCAGCGTGTCAGTTTCAAATGGAAGAATTTAGAAATGGATATGCAGTAAAACAAATAGAACAATTACAACACGATCAAACATATAATTATTTTAAATTTAAATGCCAATAAAGTTTCTTATACCAGGTTATAAAGGCGATCAATTAGAAAGAGCGTCATATAGATTTAGAGCAACCATACCTCTAAAAGGTATGCGACCTGAAGATGGTATAATCAGTAAAGTAGAAGAAGCAAAACAAGGTGATTTAGTTGTGTTAGCAAAAAAGTCAACACCTAAAGATGTATATTATTTAAAATCAAATAAGATAAAATGTGTATATGATATATGCGATAATAAATGGAAGAAATATATATCACAAAAATGGATCAATAGAGTAATAGCACCTCACAATCATATATGTGAAAACGTAGATGGTATAGTTACAACAAGTGCTGCTATGAGAAATTTAATAATGCGACATACTGGAAGAAACTCTATTATTATTTCCGATCCAGTAGAAGCAACCAAAGTAGAACCTAAAGTTAGATTAAAAAGTAGAAGATATTTTAATATATTTAATTTTGGCAATAGTAAACACTTTCAAAAAGTACATTGGGATGAATTTGTACAAGGATTGTTTGATACAGAAATAGATAATTTTGTTATACATTGTATGCTTAATAGATCAAAGAAATTTAAAGCAATGTATAGTCATTGGATAGAAAAAGGTAAAATGGTTATACACGAATATAATTTTGAAAAACAATATGAATTAATGAAAAATTGTGATATAGTATTTTTACCTATCGTTTGTAATAGTATGTTAAACTTAGCAGATATTAGGTCTAAAAGTCCTAACAGAATAATGGATGCAATATATTCAGGCAAACCTGTAATTACAAATGAGGGAATAGATAGTTGGTTATCTTTTAAACAATATGCTAACTTTATAGGATTTGCTAGAGCGTTTGATTATGGTTCAAATGTACAGGCATTTAGGGCGTTGATAAATACACCTAAAGAAGAAATGAATGAGAAAATAAGACAAGGACAAAAATATATAGATGAAAACCACACGCCTGAAATTATAGGCAAACAATGGATTGATTTGGAAAACAAAGTGGGTAAAGTAGGATTTTAGATGAAAAGAATATTATTAACAGGTGGTGCAGGATTTATAGCACATCATACAATCAGACATTTACTACAAAATACTGATTGGGAAATAGTTTCATTAGACAGATTAGATTACTCTGGTAATTTAAATAGAATTGCAGATATGATGAATGAGTTTGATAAAGAAACACAAAAGAGAGTAAGAATAGTTTACCACGATTTACGAGCAGAGGTAAACGAAATGTTAACAGCAGATTTAGGTAAGTTTGATTACATAGTACATATGGCTGCCTCATCACACGTAGATAGATCAATTGAAGACCCTATGTGTTTTGTTTTAGATAATGTAGTTGCAACTTGTAACATATTAAACTTTGCTAGAAAACAAGAAAATTTAGAAAGATTTATTTACTTCTCAACAGACGAAGTGTTTGGACCAGCACCTAAAGGTGTTAACTATAAAGAACGTGATAGATATAATTCTACAAATCCTTATAGTGCTACAAAGGCAGGTGGTGAAGAACTTGCAGTAGCATTTCAAAACACATATGATATGCCAATCTATATCACTCACACAATGAATGTGTTTGGCGAAAGACAACATCCAGAAAAATTTATACCAATGACAATTAAAAATGTTAGAGAAGGTAATATGGTAACTATTCATAGTGATAGAGATAAGAAAGTACCAGGCAGTAGGCATTATATACACGCTAAAGATGTTGCAGATGGTTGTTTATTCTTAATACAAAATCAAAATAAAATAGATCAATTAGATAAAGATTATGGTGGTGCAAAGTGTCCTAAATTTAATTTAGTAGGACCTGTTGAATGGGATAATTTAGAACTTGCACAAAAGATTGCTAGGGCACAGAATAAAGAACTTAAATATAAAATGGTTGACTTTCATACTAGTAGACCTGGACACGATTTACGTTATGCGTTAGATGGTGGTTTAATGAAAGAGTTAGGTTGGGTGCCTAAAGTATCAATTGAAGATAGAATAAACGGAGTAGTACAATGGACATTAAATAATGATAGGTGGTTAAAAGTATGAAATTTATAAAAGGTTGGTATCTACCAGATTCAGATACGCATTTTGAACATTATATAAAAGATGGTAGTTATCAAACTATTCATAGAGAAACAATATTAAGATATATTAAGATGAAGAAACCTGAATTAAAAAATTGTATTGATATAGGATCACATATAGGTTTCTGGTCAAAAGATTTTACTAATACATTTAAACATACATATGCTTTTGATCCTATACCACAAGTAAGAGAATGTTATGTAAAGAATATTACAAACAATAACTATACATTATATCCATATGCTTTAGGTAGAGAAGAAAGTAAAAAGATGTTTTTATATAGTCCTAGTGAAACAGGTAATACACACGTCAGCGATAGAGGTAATTTAGAAGTAACTATTAAAACACTAGATAGTTTTGCTTTAGAAGATATAGATTATATTAAGATAGACGCTGAAGGATATGAGATAGAGGCATTGATAGGTGCTAAAAAACTTATAGAGAAGTGTAAACCTTTTATACACATAGAAGCAAAGAAGAAAGTAATGGTAAAACAAAATATAACTATGAATGATATTAAAGATTTTTTTGAAAGTATTAACTATGAACAAGTATTATCTGTTAAATCAGAATTACTTTACGCACCAAAATGATTATAACACATAAAATAAAATGGAATAAATGCCTATCACATAAGATATGGCCAATGATAGAAAAAGGTTGGCCAGATGAAGGTCGTCCTGTACACTTTTTTTGGGGTCTAGCAGGTAATAATATTGCTGGAATAAGAGATTGTATGGAAAAGAATGAGGAATATTATTTTGTAGATACAGGTTATATATCTAGTCAGATTACAAGATATCCTGAACCTAAAATACTAGATGAAAAAAGAACTTATTTTAGAATATGTAAAGGTAGTTTTCATACAAATAAAGGTAAAGTAAATACTCCTGCTAGATTAGAAAAATTAAGACGATTAGGTATAAACGCAGATTTTAAAGGTTGGCGTGCTGATGATAGAGGTAAACATATATTATTATGTCCATCATCACCTACGGTTACCTTTCAAATGAATGGTATAACACAAGACGAATGGGTAGAAGTAGCAAAACGAGAGATTGGAAAACATACAGATAGAGAGATTAGATTTAGAAATAAACCTAGACCTGGTAATCAATGGTGGGGTACAGATATAAAAGATGATTTAAAAGGTTGCCACGCATTAGTAACTAATTATAGTCTATCCGCTTTTGATGCTATATTTAATTATGTACCAGTATTCGCAGAAGCAAATAGTGTAATGGGTCCTGTAACTAGTAGAGATATTAGTAAGATAGAGAAACCATTAAAACCAGGTGGTAAAACTATTGAAGATTGGTTAAAGTTTGTTGCAGAAAATCAATTTACTTTAGAAGAAATGGCAAATGGTACAGCATACGAAACATTAAAATATCAAAACGAATAATGAAGAATGTAGTTTGTTTATATTGGGGTAACAAATACAAAGTAGAATATGTAAAGATACTCTACAATATGGTACAAAGACATTTAACTATACCTCATAAGTTTATCATTTATACTGAACACGTAAAAATGCCTAAAATTGTAAAAGGCGATAACGTAGAAGTAAGAAAATTACCATTTTACGATTACTCTGGTTGGTGGAATAAACTAACATTATTCAGTCCTAAAGCAAACCTAGAAGGTGATTGTTTATACTTTGATTTAGACGTTGTTATAACAGAAAATATAGATTGTTTCTTTACATACGAAGAAGATAGTAAAGTTGTATTGATGAGAGATTTCAATTTATCAACTGAAGGTTTTAATTCTAGTATAATGAGATTCAACAATAAAGTAATGACACCTAAAGTATGGGATTTATATCAATCAGAAAAGAAAAGATTTGATAGATTACAAGGTGACCAAAATGTTATATCAGAATGTATTAAACAGACACCTGAAGACTATAAGATATATCCAGATGAATGGACATTTAGTGCTAAATGGTATGATAGATATAATCCTAGATTTGGTCGCAGTAGATGGACCTTTGAACAATATCCAGGTGCTAAAGTCGCAGTATTTCACGGTAAACCTGATCCACTCCAACTGGTAGACGTACATCCACACGAATCATACGATCCTAAAAAGATAGAATGGGTGAAAAACCATTGGAAATAAAGGGTGTTCTCGTTTTGTTCTCCTATATACATCAAAAAGTCGCATAAAATAAGGGTTTTTAGTGCTTGACTTTAGGGTCAATCTCCTATAATATAAGAGTATATGAAAACAATCACTAACACTAACAAAGAGGTAAAACACTATGTCTAAAGTAAAACAATATTATACAGACGTTGCTGAAAAAGCAGTTGATAAGATAATCTTACAAGTTAAACAAAACTTGATTTCAAAAGAAAGTGCAATTACAGATATTATGAAAGTTGATAATCTTAACTTAATAGGTATTGACGAAAACAATGTTGATGAAGTAATTGAAATGGAGTGTGCTTAATGAATAATAAATTAGACCAAAAGAAATTTGACGATATTTACTTTGAAGGTAAACCTATGTACGATAAAGTTAATGGTGGTACTTTCAATGTGGTCTATTTAAGAGAGTACATTGATCCTGAATGTGAAAGTGAAACTTTTGCTGCTTATGAAACTATTTACAGAAATGTACCTAATAAGTACCTTGAAAAATTTAATAACGAAAAAATGAAAATGAAGATGTTAAAACATTGTGATTGGAACTACAAAGATAGTGCTACTAATTTTACTAATGTTTCTAACATAGAAATTAAAACAGAAAAAGAATATTACACTTCTTACTATGATGTATTTGGTGATATTACTGAAGAAAAAGATAAAAAAAGAATGTGGACTGATTATGGTCAGAATTGGGATAGACAATCTTTGAGAAAAGATTTTAATCCTGAATTAACTAAATCAAAAGTTTTACATTATAATAATAAAGAGGTAAACTAGTGAAATATAAAGAAGATCAAATATTAGATGAAATAAAAAAGTATATTGAATCAACCTATACTGAACATTATAGTACAACCGAAGATGGTTTCCAAGTACAAGATATGTTAAGACATTTAGGTATTGATAAAGATTTCTGCCAGGCAAATGCAATTAAATATCTTGCTAGATACGGTAAGAAAAACGGTAAGAATAGAAAAGATTTATTAAAGGCAGTCCACTATGTAATATTATTAATGAGTAGTGAAGATGAAGAATTAATTAAACAACAAACGGATCCATCCCACAACCAATGGGGTGCGAACGGTGAACCACAAGGGAGGACACAATAATGGCAAAAGTAGAAACAGATGTTTATACATTTAAAGATGATGTAGGTAAAAACCTATACAGAAAGAAAACATATTATACACTTGTTATTGAACAAGATGTATTGGCGAATAATAAAGATGAGGCAGATCAAAAGTTTTTAGATCACGGTGGTATAAACCATAGTAAGATAGGTAAAGATATAACAGACGCCAACGAAGGTGTTGAAACATATATGGTAGACGCTAACTATACAGATTGCGAAACATCAAAGTATATCGGTAAAGTTAAATATGATACTGATACTTACAATCAAACTTTAGAAGAGGCAATGGAGGC